AGCTACTGCAATGTTTGCAGAGCCATCAAAACTTGTACCACCAATAGTTCTAGCAGTTGTTAAAGTAGCTGCTGAACCTGTTGTGTTTTGATTAAGTGTACCGATTGTAAAGTCTAGTGTGTTATCTGCATCTTGGTAAGCAACTGTAATTCCTGATTCAGTATTACTCGATACCATAGCACCAACAGTATCAGAAATAACTTCTGATAAATCTATGTTAGCAGTACCATCAAAAGAAACACCGTGTATGGTTCTTGCTGTGGCTAAAGCTGTTGCAGTAGCTGCAAGTCCTGAAGTGTTTTGATTACCAGCAGTGTTAACTCCCGGTAAGTCTATGTTGGCTGAACCATTAAAGGATACACCACCGATAGTCCTAGCTGTTGCCAGTATGGTCGCTGTTGAAGCATTACCTGTTAATGCACCTGTGAAGCCTGTAGAAGTCAACATTCCTGTTGATGGGTTGTAAGTTAAACCTGTGTCTGTTTCTAAACCCTGTGTACCTGTCGCACCATCTACAAAAGTGGGGTAAACAGTTTCGTTAGCTGAGTTGTTTGCCGTAATCGTAGCGCCTGTAGCAGTGCCCAAGGCCACCGGTTCGATGTGGTAAACAGTAATAACCCTGCTATTAGCAGGAGCGGTAGCAAACGTTAAGGTTGTACCGGAAACAGAATAAGTATTGTGAGCCTGAAAAGCACCATCAATATAAACTTGTAAGTATTTTTCGTCTGTTGCGGCTTGAGTTAGGGTAAAAGTAGTATCACTACCATCCCCTGCAAAGATATCTGTATTCCAAGAAGAAGTGCTTGTGCTAACTTCTTAAGTACAACTGCGGTTATCCTTAGTTCTGCTTTATCGCCAGAACTAAATGCACGCGCTGAGGTGTTATCTTGCGCTCTAACAATGGTTAAAACATGCGTACTACGAGCAGTAACTTTTACTATTTCAGTATTAGTTCCGTCGTCAAACGTACAATAAAAATGCTCACCTGAACTTAAAGATGGAAAAAGGTTACCATTAACAACAGTAGCACTTGTTGCGCTGTTGTTTAAATCCGCAGCAAGAGTTGTTTTGGCATTATTAGTATATTTAATACTCGCCATTTAAAAAACTCCTAAAAATTAACTAACAGTTACAGTCCAAGTGATCGTAATAGCGTCAGCGGATCCTTTGTTAACTACATCAAACTCAGTGTGACATAACAAAGTACCACTAGAAGAGGCATTTAAAATACCTGCTTCTACTACTGCACCTGTTCCTGTGCCAGCTGGAAATGTAGCTATGTAAGTTACTACAGCACCAGAAACAGCAGCACTTGTAAGGGTAACCCTACCAAGTTCATTTCCTAAAGCAGTATCACCAGCTGCGGGGTTAGTTGTGTCAGATCCGATAGCCATGTGTGTCATCGCTGCTGGGCTGTTTGAAGTTGTTTTTATCATACTTGCAGCCACAAAGCCTTTACCTGTGGTAACAACTAAGTTATCAATTTCACGTACAACCTCATCATTTAGACGAACTTCTACTTTACCTTTTAAATTAAAACCATCATTAATCATATTTTCTCCTAATTAAATGCAAAAGTGCCTAGTGGGGATGCATTCAGAACACTGTTTTCACCCGAAATATATAGAACACTTATCGATTCGGATATTGTAGCACTATCTGCTGCAGATGTGCTAAAACTATATGCTAAGGCTTCTGCCAAAGAAGGAGTCTCAGTAAGTGCCTTAGCTAAAGAAGATGCTGTTGTTTCCGACATTGTCATTGAATCAGAAGCTGGTGTTGTCAAAGCAAAAGCTGATGATTCACTTAAAGTAGCAGAGTTCCCAATGCCAGTAGACCAGTCAGTTGTTAATGGATCATCGTTGCTTGCCGTATCAACTAGACTAAGTGATTCAGTAAAAGTTCTTACAAAACTTACTACTTTACTAAAACTTTCGCTTACAGATGCTGTATCTGCTGAAGCTTTTGCAAAAGAGGATGCTAGTGTTTCAGATATTGAAGTTGAATTGGCAATAGCTTTACTAAAATTATAGGCTACAGATTCGGAAACAGATGCTGTATCGGCTGAAGCTTTTGCAAAAGAGGATGCTAGTGTTTCAGATATTGAGTAAGAATCAGCAACAGCTTTACCAAAACTATGAACTAGAGTCTCTGAAACAGCTGGTGTATCAGCTAAAGATTTTGCAAAAGAGGATGCTAGTGCTTCAGTTATTGTGGGGGTATCAGCAAGTACTTTAGAAAAAGTTATAACATCTACAGAGTCTGTAATAGAAAGCGTTAAAGCGTTTGGATGCCCAACAATGAAGAATAAATCTTTAGAAAAAGCATCTAGTGTTACATCTACAGCCGACAAATTTACATACTGTACAAGACCATTGATGTCTGTAAATGTAACAGTTGATTTTAGATCAACATAGTTTAATGTATTTTTGAATGCCATTAATCAAAGTCTTCTCTAACCTTGAATTTAACTAAGTCTTGCACTGTTTGAACGCCGTTATTACTTGTTGTGTACTCAAGTTCTCCCTCAAAGGTCCCGGCCTCTGTCCACGTTCCGCTAGGAAATTGAATAGCACACTGGCCATTGGTAGGGCCTGTTAGAGTAGCTGTAATAGTTTTAGTAATTACAGTAGATCCTACTTTACGTATGCGTAGTTTAACAACACCATTCGTTAAATTAACTGCTTCCCACGTAGTACTATCATCAGCGTCTAGTGTAAAACCTGATGCCGCAGCATTGCTGTCTTTCAAAGTGAAATTTAACTGTGGAAGAGTGTCCCCCACTACTAGTTTTAATGTGTCTGAATATGCCATAAATTACCTCTTATTATATACACGTTACGCTTTAAAAGGAAAACGGATTGTAATCATCTAGTTTTGCATCACCTTGCCACAGGTTTTCTACCCTTTCTGCGGTTGGCCCTAACCCGTTTACAAACCAGGAACTACCATATTCGTCTGCCTGTGTCATTCCGTAAATTAATCCATAAGCGCCAGCCACACCACTTCGGTCTAATATCTCTATGAAATACTCCCCCCAAGGCATGTTGTCAGAGCGGAATGCAGTAGCATCCCCACCCCTGCGTAAGTATTTAATAAATTCTCTTATTTCTAAACCAACAGCCGTTAAAGGCAGCAGGGTTACTGCTCCTAAAATTAAAGGTAAAGCTGTACTAGGCACTAACCCATCTTTTGCGTGTCTATTTTTTGTTTCTCTTATGGCACCACCAACGATGTTTTTTCCAAAAGCATAAAAGAAAGATTTAAGTTGCCAAATTAAAGCTGTGTATGGGTTTGAAGCCCAAACAGGTCTTTCAGCTGCACTTGGTCTAACAATAGATTCTTCTACAAACCTACCAATAGCTGCTTTTATTTTAGCGCCTTCGGGGCCAGAAAGATCTCGTTTGTTTTCTGATTTGCTCCAAGCTAATACTTCCTCTCTAGTAAGCTCTAGTTCTCTTAAATACCTATTACTCTCTGCATCATTTGTTTTAGCTAAATTTATTAAGAATTGTTCGCCCATACCCGCTGCAAATATTCTTGTAAACTTAGTAAAAAAGTCTAAACCAATTACCTTAAAATACTTATTTGCTAAAAATTTGGTTTCTTTTGTCATGAAACCCAATTCAGCAACATTAATGTACATAGTTTCTAATGAGTCGTGTGTAATAACTCCTAAGTCTTTTGCAAATTGTTCTGCAGCTTCTCGGTTTTTAAGATAATACTTTACTTGGTCCATTGTCTGACCAAAATTGTTCATGCCTTTACTACGTAAAATGGGTCCTGCTAAATCTGGTAAAGAAGCAAGCGTAGTAAAAGTCAAAATCGTAACCATGTTAGTTAAAAGCCCCCAACTGTTTATTTGCCTGGCCCAACCAGACATGCCAAGCCCAACACGGCCAAGCATAGCTTCCATCGCTCTACGGGCGCCTCGCCTATCATTAACATCTTTTATTCTAGAAAGAAGAACTTCTGTAGCTTTCCAACCAGTTAGATCATTAACAAAACCAGAAGACTCTGTTCCAACAATAGCATTAGCGGCATCTTCACCTAGCTGGCTTGCAATGTTATCCCAATCTTGTGCAGTACTTGTTACTCGTGCTCTTTTGTCATACTCAACTCGTTTTACTGTATCTTCTATATAAGCTTTTAGGCTATAAGCTGCTGGATTAAGAAGTTCTATATCTTTTGATCCTTCGGGATTTATTTGACCCTGTTCATTAAGGCCCCGCCTAGCGGCCTCAGTTGGTATTGATTTAAAATATTTGACCCTTGCTTGGTTCATACCAAGAGATAAAGTAGAAATGCCATTGTCAGTTTTTGCGATGGCTTCGTTGTCTTCATCAGTTTCTAACCAAGATTCAACATAAGACTCCCAATTTTTATATGTAACACCTTGACCATCAGTTATGTTTCTTACAGTTGGGTTGTACTTCCTTAAAAGCTTAGCCATCATCGCTCTTTTTTCAGGGCTTTGTCGCAGTTCTGCTAAACTCCATTTTCTTGGAAAGAAGTCTGGAAGTTTTAAAACACCTTCTAAATTACCATCAATATAAGTATCATAAAACTCACTTAAAAATTCTCTCATTTTTTGTGCTTCTGGACTAAGTTCAGCTGTAGGTGTACTAGCTTCCGCTTCTTCTGCTATTCGAGTTAGGGCTTCCATGTTAGGCTCGCCATTTTTTTTCTTGGGAACTAACGAATAAATTTGATTTAGTTTTTGGTTTATAACTAAAATACGAACATTTATATATCCACTTTTATCTTCGCTTTGTGATTCCGAATACATAATTGCTGCAAGAGCGGGACTTAGTTCTTTTAAGTAACCATGTGCAGTTTTAAACACATAATTTAAAGATACATGTTTTTTATCTTTTGGCAAAAGTGGCAAAGGGGCTCTTAGTAAAGCTTCTACTTGACGTTTTATAAAGAACAACGCTTGTCTAGATACACCTTTTGGAGTATCTATTGTTTGCTCCATTACATCTAATACCCTATAAACTTCTGCTTTTTGGTCCCTGGTAAAGTTATTAAATGTTGTTTTTTTATTCCCTGGTGGAGATAGGTTAGCAACTTGTTGGACTCCATTCATGTAAGTTACAAAGTCTGGGTCTAGAGTAAATCTACCTTTTGCTTGCTTGTTAACTATATCGAAGAATTTTTTTAATCTTTGTATAATACGTTTAAAGTAAGACTGTACAAAGTTAGTGGCTTTTTGATCTGGGTCTAACGCATAAACAGAATATTGATCCGCATACCATTCTTCAAAACCAAATTTACCATCATACTTTGTGCTACCTTGATCCTGCAAAGCTTTTTTTGCTTTAGCAAAAGCGTTGTCTAGTAATTTTTTAAGTTGTGGAATTTCTAAAGAACGTTCTAATTCGTGTCTATAAACACCATGCCCTATTTCATGGCCTAACGCCCTGAGCATAAACGCAAACTGTTCGTCTGTGGGCTTTTGCTGCAAGTTTAAAATAATTACGTCTCCTTGCGCACCAAACTGTACTATCCGAGCAGGTTTTCCTGTTTTACGCATATCCTCTTTTATGTTCTCTACAATCCATTTAGCATTTCGAGAAACCCCTTTTTCATCTTCATAGATATTATTAAACTCGCTGCCTAGCACAATGTCATCGTCAAGCGAAATAATACGTAAAGTTCGACCATACTTTAGCTGAGTGTTAATAGCATTTAAAAGTACATCAACTATAGAAACCCCTTTAGCCCCAGCAAAAGCACCAAACAAGTTTTCTCGTTTAAAGTAATCTTTTACTCTTTGTGTTGCTGAAGTTCTTTTGTTTTCTACACCTTGTTGTTTTTGAGTACTTAAGTAAGTTTTCCCTACTTTTGCGGAATTAGCGTTTAAAACATTTATGTGTGCGTCATAACCAAACTCATCTCTTATACCACCCGCTTGCATTTGTTCTATTTCGTTTGCTTCTACGTCTATTGTTTCATTTAAAGAAGCTGCTTCGCTGTCTGTAAAAATACCTTCTTCTCGAGCAATGTCTTGCAGGTATTCTTGAAATTGTTTTAAATATTCGCGTTCTGATAAAAAAACCTTTTTTGTAGGCCCTACAAAATAATAAAAAGGTTTTTTAATAGTTTTTGTTTCCCCTTTTTTAGTCGTTCCTTTTTTTTCTAAAGGTACTACATCTTGAAAACCTCTTGCCTGTTTAAACTCGTTTTCAAAATCTTGTCTTGTGTATCCTTCGTACCGACCAAAAGGTTTTTCTCGGTTAAGTTTTGACTCGTTAGCTATAAAAACTATTCCTGCGCTCGGTACTTTCATACTAGCGCCAGTAACAATATTTTGCACTGTGCTTGCGCCTGAAGTTGTTCGTTCTGTTTTAAATATAGGCTCCCCCGCGTTATTTAGTTTTGGAATAGGGTTACCTTTATTATCTACTTTGTTTGTTCCATCTTTATTTTCTTCATAAACTGGAACCTGTTGTTCTAGTGTGTTTCCAGCACCCGTATCAAAAGCCAGCTGTTCTGATGTCCCTTCTAAGCCCGTTAAAGAACCTACAATTTGTTTTACGTCAGAATTAATAATGGTGTTTAGTGCCTTATTACTAACAGGTTCTTTTTTTATTGGAACTCCAACCTCAACAGAACCCGCTTTGTTTACAACAAATTTATCGCCCTGTTTTTTAAAGTTGCTTATTTTAACCGCATTAACTTCCGCATTAGTCATGCTAGCAACTCTTTTGCCTTTGTATTCTATTGGTTGATTTAATTCTTCAGCTATACCAATTAAATTTTTAAAACCCTGTCGGTTTCTTTCTGCAGGGGATAAAGAAGAATCTACTTCGTTACTATCATCTGCATACACTGCGTAATTAATAAGAGTAAGAATATCTACAGACTCCCCATTTATAGTAAAAGCTCGTGCTTCTGGAGAATCGTTTACTTCTTCTCTTTGTTGTCTGTAAGAGGCTTCTTTAGCTCTTTGTATTGCTTTGTCAAAGTCAGCTTGTTCTTGGCTTAAATCTGCAATAATAGAGTAAGCAGATTCTCCTTCTATTGGGTTGCCTTCTTTATCTACAGCTGGAACTTTTGATAATATAAAGTTTGATTTATCATCTCTTTTTTTTAGTCTAGTAAATTCGTTTAGTTTACCTTTAGGTACATCATCGATTCTTTGTACTCCGTCTTCGTAAGAAGTCCAAAAAGATCTTTCTCTGTCATCGTCTAACGAATCTAAAAAGTCTTTTTTTTCTTCTATAGAAGGTTTTTGTTTATCCCCTATAGTTTTGTTTTTGTAACTAGAAGGTGTTAAAGCGGGTTCGGCTAAAACTTCTGTATCAACTTCCGCATTAACTGTTAAGTTACCACCTTCAAACGCATCAGCTAAAGTTCCACCAAACTCTGTTTGCCCTTCATCTCCAGCTGTTTCATAAGTAGGATCATCGTCTTCTACTACGTCTTTAACAGTTACTTTTTCTGGGCCTTTGTCTTCGCGTCTTATTTGTTCAAGTCTAGCTGCGTTAAAGTGTAAGCGAGCACTAGTATAAATTCCTTCTTTTGGGTTTGCGGTGTTCAGTGTATCTGTTAGCAACGTTATTAATTCTTTTAGCTCTGCATCAGTTAAATCTTTTATTTTTTTATCGCGGAATTTTGCAAACTTTTTACCTGTTTGCGTAATTTTAAAATTAGGGTTTGATGCATTAAGTGTTGTTGCACTTGGGCCCCCTAGTAAAACGTTTTCCCCTGCTTGGTTTATTACTCTTAAAGAACCCTTTGCGCTTACCGCAGTAACTTTAGCCTTATACCTTTCTCCCTTAGCATTGTAAACATCAATCTCATCCCCTACTTCTAGAGTTGCAAGGTCTTGAGGGTTTGCTGCCTGGGCTCCATCTGCGGTGTCAGAAGGATCAGTACGTTGATCTGGCTGTTTTTTAGCTTCTTGTTCCTTATTTAACCTTGCTTGTTTTTCTTCTCCAGTTTGTTCTTTATCAGCTTTGGTAACAGTAACTTCGCCCGCGGCAAGTTCTTCTTTATATCTATCCCTAGCATTTTTTTCTGCAACTTTTTCACCAGCTTTGTTTGTGGACTGCGTAAATACATGATTACCATCTTTGTCTTTTACTACAAAAACAATTTCGTCGTCTATATTTTGAGGTTGGCTAAACCCTAAAAGCTCTTGTTTATATTCTTCGGTTAGCCCCCCTCTTTCTAGCATTTCTTTTTGTATAGTTGATGACTCTTTTGCTTGAACTATAGCAACGCTGCCCTTTTCTTCGTCTACAAGAATCTCTACATCATTTATGTCTTTTATATTTTGGTTTCCAGACTGTGTTGCCCAAATATTCTTTACAATTTCGTTAGCCTGTTCTTTTGTTGTGTTTTCTAAAACCACAGCTCTTCTTGCAGACTTAGATTTTACAAGATCATTTATTTGTGCGATTAAATCAGCATCTGGTTCTACTTGAGTTCTACCATCTAGAACTTGTTGTGATTCTTCTTGGTTTAAATCTGCTTGAACTTCTCTGCCAGTCGACAATAAATTGTAGGCTTTCGCTATAACGCTTGTAGGAGCTGCTCTAGCACCACCGGCAAACGCTCCAACAAAAGCCGACTCCAACATGCGCATTTTTGCTTCTTGTGCTGAGTAATCAGGGTCTATTGCAAACCGTTGCGCAACTAACGTTCCTTCTTGTAAAGTTTCAGTTACGCCTTCTACTACAAAACTTTGCCCTGATTTTATAGCTACGGCTTTAGCCAGTTCTTTCATAAAAACACCAGCGGCCATGTCGCCAGCAACGGCGTCTCCCAAAGCCATTTTGGTCATGCCCCTAAAGAAAAGGCCTTCAGATAAAGTACCAAGTAGGGCTTGTGGTATACCCAAAGCGGCGGCCATTTTTGCTTCTTCTTTTGTTAGTTCAAAACCGGCATCATCATATTCTTTTAATGCTTGGGACGAACCTACTACGTACTCTTGGCCAAATGCGCCTGTGCCCATTCCAATTTTAGTAGCTGTAGTGCTTGTATAAGTTCTAGCAGCTCTTGCCGCGTTATACCCGTTTTCAACAAACTCTGCTTCTGCTGCGGTTAGTTTTATGTTATTTTTTTTCTTTCTAGCAATTGTATTAAACTTCTTTTTTAAAAAAGCTCGGCTTGCAAAAGTTACTCCACCTTTTCCAAGGTTAGCTACAATACCGCCAACACCCGCAGATATTACAGACGTCATGGCCATTGGCGTAAAAGACCCTACGCCTTTTACTACTTGTTCTACAAAACCACTAAAAGTAGGAGCGTCGTAAAACTCTTCAAAAGCACCCATTTGGCTAAGTATTTCTGAAGCGCTGTCGTCTAAAATTTTAGCGTTACCTAACTTAACACGTGCTGCTTCGTCATTACCGGTTAATAAATTACCAATAGCACCAAACGTGTAAATATCGGATTCAAACTGTTTTCCACCCGCTCTAACTGCTTCTCCAAAAGTTTCACCAAGGCTTAATTTTCATTGCGCATCACCTAGCCCCTCAACTTTTTCTCCAGCAAAAGCGCCTGAAACTGCTTCAATAGCTTTGGTATTTGGAGCAAAAGGATCACCTGCATTAAGAAGATTAGCAATTGGGCCTCTTTGTGGTTGAGTAGGTTCTGCTTGTGCACTTATTTTTTCTATAGGGGCAGGTTGATTGGCTTGAAGCTGTTGTAGAGCCGCTTGAAAATTTTGTACTCTTTTAGGGGTTTGGTTGTTCCATGCAGAATCTGCAGCTTCAGTTGCAGCCCCACTAAAATTTCCTTGTTGCATTAAGCCCCAAGTTTGTTGGTGGTCTTTATACCAGTTAGTTCCTAGTTGAAAGTTTACTTCACCAAGTGAGTCTATAAAGTTACTATTACCACCTTGGCCTAACTGATTTGCTTGTTGTGTTGCGGCTGTGTAAGCTTTAGTAGAATCTTGATCTAGCCATTTGCTAATAAGGGCGTCATCAATTGTATCGCCTTCTTTGTATTGACCAAGCTCAGCATTTGTTAATTTGTGTCCAACCCCGGCTGTTAAAAAACCTTCGCTATCTCGATAAACGTCGTTTCTGTAGCCTTCGTTGGTTTTTAAGTTATTAAGAAAATTAGGAGAGATTGACACACGCTACCTACTCGTTTTCTGCGATTGCGGTTACAAATGCTTTATAAAATACGTTCATTCCTATCTTTCCTAGATCTATCTCTATTTTTTTTAGGCTTATTTTATTCATACCCGGCTCCCCAAATTTAACAATTTCAGTAGGTACTAAAGTGATTTCACCATCTACATCATAACCGCGTACGTCTGGTGATAAGTTAAACCCTCCTGATTGAGGACCAATTGCGTATCCCAAGGTTATAAGCTCTTGAAACCATGTAGGTTGGGCTTCAATTTCATAATATTTATCTATAACGGTAAGACCTAAACCAAGAGCAGCTTCATGCTCTTGCGGAGAAATGTCTTTAAGTCGTTTAGATCCATTTATTAAATGCGAAACTTGACCAGCAAAATCTAAAATATTTCCTGTATTTATTGGTAAAGGATCCGCTGAATCTACACCTATTATCTCATTACGAATCTTGGTAACCCCATTAAAAATGGTCTGAGGCTCAAGATAGGCATTCGCATCGTTTGCCATATCATTTAATAGCTTCAGTTTAGCGGTGTTACTGCTTGCTTGACTGCTTTGAGCAGCCATTAATTGAGGAGTTGTCATAGTCATGTCCCCTGTTTCAATTAAATTTATTGCCACTGGCATAAAATCTTTTCTTTGGTCGGCTGGCAAAGACGCTAAAATTTCAGAAGCTAGGATTGCTCTTCTAGATTGGTCTAACGCGTCAAACCTGCCTTCTTTTGCTGTAATTAAATCCGCTATTCGTTGTTCTTCGTCTTTGTTAAATTTTATTTTTTTAGCCGCTGTTTCTAATAGAACTTCAGCTTGGTTAAAATCTCCAGCTTTTATTGCTTTATCAATTGCGCTGCCTTCTGTTACAGTTACATTGTTTCTTGCTGCAACCGACAATATAACTTTTCTTTCGTTAGGTTTAACTCTAGGGGCAAAAAACTTTTCGTCATCTACATATCTAGCAACAAAAGCATCTGGATCATCAGTGAACTCTTTATAAAGTTCTGGGCTGTTTTCCAATCTCTCTACAATCCTATCCTCATTTGCTTCATACCAATTAGCATTTTTCTTTAAAATGTCATAGTCTTTGTCTAAAATTGGATTTTCTGTATTGCTTTTTGCGTCTTTTAATCGCCCTGCTTCAGTTACAGGCACTCCGCCCCCTAAAGTAGTACCTCTTGCCGACATTCGTCCGCCAAAATAATCTAAAACCTGGTTTTTTACTTTAGCTTTAAGATTTCTTTTTGCTATTTCTTGATAGTTTTTTATTGTTCTATCTCTAACACTTTTAGACATGCCAGCAGTATTTTCTAATTGTTTACTAAGTGCTGCTGCATCTCCCGGCCCCATATAAAAATCTTTACCTAGTTCTTGTCTTTGCGCGTTAAACATAGTGGAGGTAATGCCTGCATATGCAGAAGGATCAACTATTGGAAAAGTTTTTGGTGTTCCAGCTGTTGGATCTACTGTTGTTGGATCTACTGCTGTTGGTGTTACATTTGCTGCTGAATCTACTGCTGCGGGTGTTACATTTGCTGCTGAATCTACTGCTGCGGGTGTTACATTTGCTGCTGAATCTACTGCTGTTGGATCTACTGTTGTTGGTGTTCCACCTGTTTGCGCACTACTATCATCCAGTCTGGTTTCTATAGCCTTTTCAATAGCTCCTCTATTCTCACTTCCCCACGGAATATTACGCATCTTATTTAAACCAGCCATAGCGGGATTTCCCCCACCTCCAATCGACACATCGTTCGCATATTCTTGGAATATAGTATTTAAGCTACCTATGTCCATTTTAACTATTGATTGTTCCGCTGCGTCAGGTCCAAATTCTGTAATGATGTCTCTAATATCTTTACCACCTATAGTCATAGGTGCAGAGTAAGATTGGTTTCTGGCTTTACTGTCAGTACGAACATATGGGACTAGTTCTATTTCGCCCGTTTCTTCGTTTTTTACTGGTTTGGTATTCTCTGGATCAAATTGTCTTCCAGGACCTAATAAAGCAGATCCAAAACCCATTTGATTAAGCTTACGAAAAGTACCCTGGGTACCATACAAAGCTACAAAATCATTTAAATCAGTGTTTCCAAGCTGCGACTTTTTATTAGCAAATCCAGGATTATCAGGCCCCGTGCCTTCATACCAAGTTAGAAACTGTTCATTACTTGAAAACCCTGCCGGTTTATCCTGCATATTTTCAATTTTTCCACCTTGTTGAATTCGGTTGTAATAACCTAAAGCATCTATTTCTAAAGTTGAATTAGCATTTACTATAGCTTTAGTATAATCTTCTCCTTGCTTTTGAGTAATTCCTTGATTAAAAGTTCTGCCCGCAAGTTCATCTTTCATAGACCCCGCTTTAGCGCGATCATAATTTCCTACTAAATCAAATATTGCCATAGTTTTTTATATTAATTTGGCTAAGCTAGAGCCTAGACCACCTAAAAAACCATACTGTGATTTTTTAGCATTATTTCTACTTTGTTGGTACGCATTTTTTGCGTTAATATTAGCTTGGCCATATTGTAACAACCCATTTAACAAAGATCCTAAATTACTTGATCCAAGTTGAGACCCAATTTTTAACCTTTCTTCATTTAAAGTTTCGTCAGATCTTCTTGCCATATTTCTAGCATTTGCCACATTTGATGCTCCTTGAAAATTAGAAAGTCTAGATTCTTCACTAGCTTGGGCTGCGTTAAACTCCACTCCGTACCTTTTTCTGTCTCTTTCTGCTTGCCCCAAAGCACTTTCGTTTGCTGCTGCCGCAGTTTCTCCACTTTCATCTACAGTATCTATTTCAGTTGTTAGAACTCTATCTGTTTGAGCTCCATAATCTTGTACATTTTTTTCGTAGCGATTTATTGCTTCTTGTTGCCCTTGGTAATCTACATCGCCAGTAAAAGTACTGCCACTAACTCGTCTATTGCCACCAGAAGGTTGTCCAAGTGCTGAGGGTGCTGATGAATTGCCATAGAACCCAGGAGATGCAAATTTTGTTAGATAATCTTCTGCCATTACATTGGGGGCCTTTGGAGCCGTTTTCCGCTCGTTTGAGCACTTTGATTTGTAACCGGTATGTTTGTACCAGGTTTATATGCAATTACAGGAGTTTTACCAAAACCAAATGGGCCTACAGTACCTTTACCAGCTAAACCCGTGCCCTCTTCAAATCCTGCAAAACTCTTTTTAAAGGCGTTGCCTGTATCTCCCATATTAGCGGACATTTGGTTAGCTGCTGAGGCAACAACACTTCTCATTGCGTTTGTTTTAGCTAACTGTCTATCAGCTTCACTAGATTGGTACGCAGTTTCTGCACCTTTGGCTTGTGTGCCACCCTGCACTGTATTGCCTTGGACCATGTTTCTAATGTTTTCGTTGTTTGTAGCCATTGACAAATCTTTTGTTGTTTCCATAGCTTGCCCTTGTTGAAGTCCTTTTACTAAAGCACTTCCTGCTTGAATGGCATTTGCTGCTGCAGTATCGGATGCAAGTACGGTGCCTATTGAAGATCTTACGTTTTGTTGGGCATCTGCGTTAGCAATCCCAGTCGTTTGACCTTTGCGTTCTACAGCTTCAGTCGCAGCATACTCTTCTGCTAAAGGATCAAAAAGCTGGTCTTGTCTAGTTTTAGATTTGTCTAAAATAGCCAAACCTGCTTTTTCGTTTTCGGTTTGTTTAGTAAAAGTATCCCTTTTTACTTTTTTTCCTCTTAAAAAACTCATATTTATAATTCTCGTCTATATGTTTGTGTCACTAAATTAAAATCGTGTAGGGGTGCAATTTTTTCCCAACCTTTTCTATTACTATCAAATTCTATTGCAACCGCTTTCATGTCATCTGCAACCTTTTCTAAAAATTTGAAGATAGCGTTTAGATAATTATACTCTGGTTTTTGATAACTTGCCCATACAAACAAGGTATCTTCACCGCTAATGCTTCTTAAAGTATTAACTACTATAAACCCAATATAAGCGTCTTCTTCATACAACATGTACAACGTAGACAGTTCTTCTTGTAGAGATAAATAAATGTCAGGGCTAATCCAATTGGGTTTGCACTTGGTTCTAAGAGTTTCTAAATCAGGTTGTATTTTTTCAAAAGCACAACGTACTTCAGTAAGAGGGATCGTCTCAATTGAGAGCCCATCAATAGTCAATCTCTGAACCATACTTCTTATACCTTTTACGAGGGCTTAATCCAGCTCCTCTATATTTAACTGTTCGCTTAACTCCTAAATCACCGCCTCTGGCTTTTAGTTCTGCTTGTACAATTTCTTGACTAAACAAATTTAAGTAATCGGCGGCAGCTTGTGGGTCAGTCCAATCTTTTGCTGGAATTCTAAGAAGCCTATAAAGTGTTCCATAAATTATACCATCTCGATAACTATTAGAAAAAGTAGTGTCAATGTTACTTGTAGTTCTACTTGGTTTTAACGCAACAGACAATTGAATGCCATTAGCAACCGCGCTTCCTGGTATTGGTATAACCCAAAAAGCGTCTGGGGTTTTTTGTAAATATACCTGTGGTACAGATGTTTTATTTCTCCAATCAGAGTAATTAAGTTCAAGACTTCTAGGACTAATAGGATCTAAATCATTACCATCATAAGTCATCCAAAGTATTTGATGCACATCCGTGCCGCTTGGTTGATCAAATTCATATTCAAACACTCCTGGAATACTAGTAATAGCATCTAAGTCAAAAGTATATGCTTTAGACCTTTCAGCAAACTCTATGCAAGCAGAGCGTAACGTAGACTCAATTAAAGAATCTGGGCAATTTGGAACATACGGAAGTATGTCTTTTACTAGCGAATCAAAAGCTGCCATTATTGAGCTCCAGGAATAGGGGGTGAAGAGGCAGCTTGCATTCCAGGTTTATCAGAATTAGGGTCAAATAATACTTTAGATTGACCGCCGCCTGAAATACTTGCCATAAATAACTGATAATGTGATCCGGCTCTTTGGGCGTTGCCTGCAAACTCTGCATCTTTCATATAACATCTGTATAAAACATAATCTACAAGGGCATTGCCATAAATGTCATCCATTCCTATGGTACTACTAGTGGAACTTAAGTCCGTAGGAACATCAGAATAAACAATTTCTATGTAAGCATTAAGTCCAGATTTAACTCCGGGGTATACGTAAAACTTCTTGGGATCGTCGGGATCAAATATGTAATGTTTTATTACAGACCCATGCGCAGCATCTCCTGTAACGGTTGGGTTATGCCAATCAGGTTCTATAGAATTTAGTATGTCTTCATCAACTAACCTAATAGTTCTACCACCTGTTGCGCCGTCTTGGTTGCTAGACATATTACGCACTACTTTAATTAAAGTTAAGCCAGGTACAGCTTGTTCTGTACCAGTAGCAAGTGAGTTATTAACGTGTTTAGCGGTCGCTTCTGGTCTAAAATTAACTACTTCTCTTTGTGCATCGTTAATGTAACGAAGCAACTCAGCCGAAGTCCAACGAACGCCTGTAGTATCTTGTAAAGTATCTTGTATTCTAGATATTAAATTTGCGCCCGATAGTGCCATTATTTTTTAGTCGTTTTTTTAACCGTTGTTTTTTTAGGTGTTTCTACACCTTCAACCTTAGCTTCTACTTCAACTACCTCAGCAACTTTTACGTTCATAGGCTCTGAAGGTTTTTTGTCTTTAATCATATCTGGTTTATGTTCTGTGCAACCTTCTTGCAAACAGAATACACCTAAATCTTGTCCAACTTCTTTCGGTACGCCTGCTTCTAATCTAATAGATGCGCCCCAAGTGGTTGAAATATACTTGTCGTCTTTTGATATTACTATCATAATTTACTCCTTAAAAAGGGGGTGGCCCAACATGAGCCACCCACAAAAAGCATACTTAGTATGCAACATCCAATCTAATAACACCAAAGTCTTCAACGCCACCATTGTAGTCGCTGTTGAACTTAGGCTTCTTAAGACCAAAGATTTTACCAATGGAGATACCATTTTGGTTACCGTAGTCGAAGCTGTCTTCAACTATTTGTGGTAAACCAATATCGGCCATAGCAAGAGCTTGAGCTCCACAGAATAAACAAGCAGAACCGTCGATAGTAGCATCGGCGCCCCATTTGTATCCAGCAGAACCAGCATTACCAGAAGCTCCAGATGTTGCGTTCGCTGTATTGAACACATGTCTGAACTCATGGACCATAATGCCATCAACCATTAAGCTTGAAGAACCTGAGAACAAGCTATTGCTTGGTCCTCTGACTCCAGCATTTCTTACGTTAGTTAAGAAATCTGAATCAAGTTTAAGATCCGCCATTACTTGAGGTGACACAAATAAATGATATACCTCTTCTCCACCTGCGCTTCTTACTCCACGGATGTAGTTGTCTTTAGCATAAGCTTTTAGAGCAACTAAGCATTCGTAAGTGATGGTGTCAGCTGCTACCGTAGCAGTTACATCACCAGCAACAAGTCCACTAGTAGCATCCCATCTTCTATGTCTGTTAGAAGTTGGAGCTGTTACATCCCCACCAAAAGTCATGTCGCCAAGATTTTGTCCTGTATTCAGAACTGGTCTTAAAGCACCACTGTTTTTGAGGGTGTAAGAAATACCAGAAAGCGTTAAGAACGCTAATTGGTCAATACGGTCTGCCATTGCGTAAGCAAGTGCATCACGTGAGTTCTCACGAAAATTAACAACTGATTTTTGATCAGCAAGACGACCTGAAAGTCTGTTTGCAAATCTCAATTGATCAAGTTGTACAACAATGTCGTAGGCTCTTAAAGTCTCTTCATTACCTTCTAAGGTGTTGTCTCCAATAATACCATCACCAGACATGTCAGCAAGAAGTGTTAAAACAGCTCTTGTTCCTTTTTCTGATTGAGTAAGTTCAGATATTCTCTGAACCATAGCATTGGATCCGCTACCTGCGAATTGGTTAATGAAAGACATATTCCTAGCGACACGCCAAAAATCACGAGACCAGATCGTTAATTGTTCGCTGGTCAACGCGCTAAAGTTTGTGTTAGCCATTGGGCTATCCTCCAAATAAAATTAAAATAACCAGCCGACTTATGGAGCGGCTCATTGTCCGTATACCCTTTTTCGTTGGGAAACGTTCTCATAATTTTACGAACATGACGTCGACCAGTTTTACGCCATGATAGGCGAATACGTTTTTTTACCGTAACGACTCGTGCTAGTTATCGGACTAGCGACCGAATACTTATATCTTATACTAAGGCTTAACCAAAGTCACCACGCATCCTTCTTAAAGTCTCTGCGGGCAAAGCGTCAAACTCTTCGCTTGATAATAAAGATAAATCAACTTTTTTCTCTGTTTTACTCTCTCCCTTCATTGCAGGGGGTTGAGAGTCTGCGGCTTGCAATTTTTTATTAACATTAGCAGTTTGTGTTTTTTGCTGAAGCACTTTATTAGCAGTTGATGTTGGATCAGCTGCTGGCTTTAACAATTCCGGTTTTTTAACCGCAAGAGTGTACTCAGTTGCCTTTGCTAAAGAGTCAGCCAAGGTATAACCTTGCGAAACAAACGCGTCGCGCAATTCAATTACCTGAGATTGCAAATCTACATCAAAAGTAGCGTCATTTTCATTCAATACAGGAAAAGTAGCCTCAATTTCAGCAGCTTTAGCTTGCAACTCATTCATTTCGTTGCTTTGTTGCACAGTTTGGCCCATCTTTGCTTGCATTTCGAACATAAACTGTTCTTTTTCAGCGTTTCTTATTTCATTTCTAAGAGATACTGCTTGTTCAGCCTCGCCATTAAGCATTAACTCTTGATATTGAATTTCTTTAGAGTCAAAATCATACTCAGGTGCATTTTCTAGTGCTTTAGCTTCTGTTTCTTGAACTTCATTTAGTTTTTTTTGCATTGCTTTGTTTTTTGCTAGCACTTCGTCAAGCCTAGACTTAGGCACCATAGGAGCTTTAGTCTGTTTTACGTTAGTTTGTTCGTCAAGGCCTTGCTCGCTTCCTTCAATTGTTTGAAGATCTGGTTGTGCAACTGGTTCGCTGTCTTCATCCACTCCTTCTTCGCTAATTTCTTCTGGTTCAGCTGGTTCTTCTTCCGCACTTTCTGCTTCTGGTTCTGTTTCAGCAACCTCTTCTTCTGCAACGGCGTCATTTTGCTCTTCGACTTCTTCATTTTTGTCCTCCTGAACTTCATCAAAGTTAAGATCTACTCCAAAGGGTTGTGCTTCTTCTTCAGAAACAGTGTCAGCCCCCGGCATACCGTCCATAATTAGATCATCCATTTTCTCAGCATTATTCTTTTCTTTACTTTTAGCCATTTCTATTACCTCCTGTAGGTTTCATGGCAGCTGTTGCAATTTTTGCTGCAGCTGTGGTTTCACTTTGTTCTCTTCTTACTTCGTTTGTCATTCCTGACAACCTTTCACGTAATTGGAGTTCTTCGCGCTTCATTTGAAGTTTGCTTTGTAGTTCCGCAACTTTCATTTGCGGATCAATATTTGTTTCTGATTGAGTTTTAGCTACATTCAAGGCAGCTTCAGATTGTAATCTTGTTACTTCTGCTTCTAGTTTTGCAATCTCAAGCTGTGTTGAACGTATTTGTGATTCCATTTGGAATTGTTGTATTTGCATTTCTTGTTCGGATGGAGGATTCATACCTTGTATTTCTCTTATGCGTTCTGCAATTTCTCCTTTACGTGCTAGATGTGAATACTCGACAATTAAATCGTCTGGAATTGGAACTCCAACTTTTCTTAATTCAATAGACTCTGCAAATTGTGTTTCTTCAAATGTATCTCTTGAAGGAGCAGTTCCAATAACTACATCGTACTCTCCTAGAGTTAAGTTGTTAATGATTTGCCCTTCGGGTGTAACTTGGTTAACTCTTAAAGGTGCTTTAGGTTTTAACGGATTATTTTCGTCTGTAATTTGAATGACTCTTTCTTCTGTGTAGTAAGTTTGAACTAAATCTAAAACTCTTTCTGCTAAATAATGTCTAGTCTTTCTTAGATTATCTAAAGGCACTTGAATCATTAAAGCGCCACGGCTCTGTTTTTGTTGTATAGCAACACCAGAAACTTCTGCCCCATCAGTACCTAACATAGCGTCGCTTATGCCACTAATAGTTTTAATATTATTAGCTGCTTTCATTGCTATACGATCTAAACCCGTAGGTATTTGATTGGGTTGAATTTTTGCGGGGGGAGTACTTCCTCTATTATACTCAAGCACCAACCCTGTTTCTGCGCCGTGTTCTTCTAGGTCATCTGCATTCATTCCTGTTAAGGAACCAGACTCTACAACCCAACCACTGTTGGCAGTTGTGTTAACTATATGTAGTTCTTGAGATGAAATCTTGTTTAATTGTTCTTGTGGTGATATTAAGTTACGCACCATTCCAAAAGGTTTGCCCCTTCTCCAATATGGAAAATAAGGAACCAAAGTAAAATGATTGTAAGGGGACCAATCATCATGTAGTACAACAGTGTCCGCGGTTACCGTCCAACGAACTTTTTTAATCATTTGTTCAGTTATATATAAACCGTAATCGTCCGCAAACTTTTTCTTTTTTCTTTCGGTCCAGTCGTACGGGACAGTTCGTTTGTCTCCAGTTACGGGATCAACATAAAACATACATTTTTTTAGTTTGTAATGTTGGCGTTCAATAACGCGAATAGATCTAAGAGTCCGCGCTTCGTCAGGATCGTTTGGGTATTGTGTATTTGAACCTTGGTAATCACCATGTGTGTCACCATAAGTTTCATCCTCATACTCCATAGAATCTGCACCGAGTGTAGTACCTACCTCAGCAATCATTCTTAACTTATCAGCTTTGTCTTCTCCATATACTTCTTCTATTTCGTCAAGGCTCATCCACTTACTTTCAAATATTTCATTCCAAGTTTTAGGATCATATTGTTTTGCATCTGGATCAATTAAAATATCCAATGGATCTTTTTGCTCTATTTGTACTTCACCTTTTATGTGATCAGAAAAATCTATACGAACATCAAACCACCCTCGGTCTTGAATTAAACCATCAGAAAAAACTTGTCCTTCTGTCCATTCTAATTTGTTGTTATCAGAAATTTGCATATACAACTTTGTAAGTATGTCAGCAACTTCTTGATCGCCGGATCCTCTAGGTTTAAATTGTACGTCTGCTCTTCGTGTACTTTGTTCACCAATAACAGTGTTGACTGTAGGTAAAATTGTATTGATAGTTAAAGCTGGTCGACCCTGGTCGTCGAGCGCTGCTATATCAGCTTCGTCCCATTGTTCGCCGCGGTAAAATGCGTCACATTGTTTTGCAATCTCTATGTAATCATCGTGGCCACTGTCCCGGGCTCGGGTGTAGCATTCCCATTGTTGTTTAGCAAGGGTAAGCTCTTCGGCTGCGCTGAGCTTCTTTTTTTTCTTTTTATATTCTGCCATTAAGCGCTCATTGATGATTTACGTTTGCCATCTTTTACTAAGTGTTTTAACCCATCTCTCCATGACGGAATATGCTCTGGTCTTTCATAAAACGTAGCAAACTCTGTCATCATTAAACCAATCCACGCCAATGCATCTACCTGGTCATCGTGCGTACCATTTGGAAAACGTAATAGTTCTGCAACCATTGTCCCCGTCCAAGCGGCATCTTCTGGAAAGTATACCATACCTTGTTGCATTCTACCCTGGATTGCTCGAGCACGTAACTCCTTATCGCGCCTACCAACTTTTAAGTCTTTAAAGTAAGCTTCGTTAAGGCCGCGTTCGCGTGTTCTTTTTTCTAAGAACGGACCCAGGGCCATCTCAATATGACCTCTTTCTATTCCCACTATACCTGGGCGCCAGAGTTCGTACAAGTCTAAAATTTGTTCTACTAGTTCAAACCCGTCGTACCTACCTCGAACAACATCAACAATGAATAAATTATCATATTCATCGACGCCGACAACAATACCAACTGAATAATCGTTCCTGTCACGCTGGCCGATCGCAAGATCCCACGCGCAGTAGTATTTAAGTTTTGAAGTATCAATCTCATCGAAGTTATAATAAGCGATCATGTCGCGGTTAAAATAGTCGCCTTCGTCAGATACAGGATTCTGTTGGTATAGAGCAGACCAATCGCGCGGGCCGATGGCTTTCCTTATCTGCTCGAGAGCTTCTACATTATATCTCTCTGGGTGTAAACTTTCACCTGTTTCTCTAAACTTTTCGTCTTCTTCTGCAATTGCTGGGTAGCGAATCACTTCCCACGCATCTGCGCCCTCATCTGCTTGCATTAATAAGCGTCCGGCTAAGTCGTCGTCGTGCCAACGCGTAAGAATCACAAGTATTCCTCCACCTGGGGACAACCTTGTATAAGCTGTGGATGTGTACCAATCCCAGGTCGCATCTCGGTTGTTATCGGATTCTGCATCCTCTCTGTTTTTTACCGGATCATCGATAACCATAACGTGCGCACCCTTACCAGTAATACCACCACCAACACCAGCTGCGACATAACCGCCGCCTTCTGTTGTCTGCCATGATTCTACTGACTGAGAATCTTTATCTAGTCTAGATTTTTCGAACACATTTTTGTATACTGGTTCTCTTAGCAGTTGACGTACTTTTCTTGAGAAACTCATAGCTAACGACCCAGAATAAGAACAACTTATAAACTCGTGTTCAGGATGCCGGCCCAAGTGCCAAGCTGGAAATGCAATACTAGCAAGAGTAGATTTACCATGTCGAGGTGGCATGAAGAGCATCAATCTTGGTGACTCTTTATTCGCTACCTGTTCGCTGAACTTTTCTAGCCGTTGGCAAATATC